TAATATCTTCTCCCATAATTTCATTAGCTATATTTATTTTTTTCCTTAACGCTTTTACGATACGTTCATCTATCGTATTTTCTGCTATTAAGTCAACATAGGTAACACTGCCAGTCTGGCCGATACGATGTGCTCTGTCCTCTGACTGTAGTCTTTTTTCGAGGTCATAACTATTAGAGTAGTATACTACCGTGTTGGCAGCAGTCAGGGTAATTCCATAGCCTCCAGTTTGTGCATTTCCTACAAAATAGCGTGCAGGGCCGTTTTTTTGCTGAAATAGAGCAATTTGTTCTTGCCGGACCTTAGAGTCCACCGACCCATGATATTCTACTGTAGAGGCCTCTCCGTAAGCTTTTTTTAAAGAATTCACTATGTTTTTTATATCTTCTACATAGTTTGCCCATATTATGACCTTGCCTTCAGTTTCTTCTAATAACTCCATCAAAGAATTAACTCTGTTGTTTTTTAAGTGTGTGATAACACCATCGTCTGCTTTGAAGTGACCACATGTGACTTGATGCAACCTCATTAACTGTGTCATGACATTTACAGTTGACATCATGCTGCCATCATCGAGGATAGCGAGAGCCATCTCTTTCATTTGTTTGTAAACTTTTTTCTGCTCGTCCGTCAGCTCAACAAATCTTTTTACAAAAACTTTTTCTGGTAGGTCTAGACACTCTTCTTTTAAAACACGATAAGAAAAATTTTCTAATTTTTTTGCTAACTCAGGTAGTCTACGATAACTACCAACTATCTGCACCCGACGCCCACCAAAATTTCTTTCTAACATATTTGCGTATCTAGATCTGTACGCATAGTAAGAGTCGTAGCCCAGGTGATATGGGTCAAGAAACATACACTGACTGAACAAGTCAAGTGGCGACTTGGTCACCGGAGAGCCTGTTAATATTCTACGATACTTTGCAAGATTCCCTATCTTTAAAATGTTTTTTGTTCGCTTTGCTGTCGGACTCTTGATTGTCGTAGATTCATCAATCCCTATTAAAGCTTTTCCAACAAATATGTTAAGAAAACTTTCAGCAAAGTCCAGACCTTTTGTAGTAGAAAATGCTTCTACATTCATTATCAATACTTTAAGTTCTTCTTTATCGTCAAATAAAGTGTCTAATTCTGCCTGTTTTCTCTTCGTGATGTTTGCTTCCCACAAAACTTTTTTACAATTAATGTGTTCTGGAAGATGAACCGGAAACTCTATTTGGTCCCAGTTCTTGTATACCCCTTTGGGTGCCACGATCAACGCAGCGCGGATCGCGCCTCTGTCATACAGCATAGCTATATTATCAACGAGGACCTTGGATTTACCGGTGCCCATCTCCATAAATAAAGCGTAGGTTTCTGCAGCCCATGACTTTTCCAATGCCTTGATTTGATGGTCGTATGGCTTGGTTTTAAACTTATACTGTTTTATCATATTTTCTTTCTTGACATTTATATAATCATCACTATCTTGAATGTCAATACAAATAGGAGAAAGAAATGGAACAAGACCAGATTATAAATTCACTTTTCAATATGTTGCAAAAAAGCAACAATGAAAAAATAAATATGCAATTGACAATAGATAAGTTGACAGCAGAGCTTGACGCACTTAAGAAAGAAAAAGAGAAAGAAAATATAGAGAATGAAAAATAGATTTTTTGAATTATACAGTGGCACACAACTACAAGAGTTTTTAGATTTTATTAAAAATAACCCTGAAGAAAACTTTGTGTATGTGTTACAGCATCCACCACAAAATATTAATATTATGTCAGCATCAGACTACGGGTACCTGGTAATTTGTTTACCAGAAAACTCACAGATGATGTTTAGTCCTGGACCTTTTATTAGGAAGATGCGTAAAAACTTACAGGATTTTAAAGATACAGATTACATACTGTGCACAGGTGATCCTGCAATAATAGGTTTATCTACTGCCATTGTAAGCGATATAACAAATGGCAAATTTAATTTATTAAAGTGGGATAGACAGGAGACAAGATATTATCCATTAAGATTTAATTTGTATGATAAAGGAGAATAAATGACATCAGTAACACTAGATGATCTAGAACAGGATCAGCAAGATATTATAGAAAAAACGGACGTAAACACTCTGGCTAAATATTGTAGAGAATTACAATCGTACGAGAACGAGATAGAAAAATTAGAAGAGTCCATAAAATATAAAAAAGAACAGGCAGATAAGATTAGTTCAGAGATTATACCAAACTTGCTCGCGGAGCAGGGATTGGCATCTTTGAAATTAGCTGACGGCAGTTCTGTTGATATTAGAAAATCATACAACTGCACCATCAAAAAAGATCAGATGGAGTTAGCTTACAACTGGCTTCGAGAGAACGGACTGGGCGACATTATTAAAAATGAGGTCGCTGTTCAGTTCGGGAAGGGCGAAGATAACAAGGCTGAGCAACTGCTCAACCTTGCAGTGCAACAGGGCTATGAGCCCAATCAAAGATCAAAGGTAGAACCTATGACTTTGAAAGCACTCTACAGAGAGCGTGTCGAGGCCGGCCTCGACATGCCCTCACAATTCTTTCACACTTTTGTGAAGGATCAAACAAAAATAGGCCGGAAATAAGGAAACAAGAAACATGAATCAAGTAGCAAAAAAAGAAAGTTCAAGCGTTGCTCTAACGAGCATGTTTGAACAAGACGCTAACACGAGTTTTGACAACATGGGATCTGATGATTTTGCGTTGCCATTTCTTAGAGTGTTGGGTCAACTATCACCCGAGACGAATAAACGGGATGCCAAGTATGTAGATGGCGCTGAGCCAGGTATGATATTTAATACCGTGACTAAGCAACTCTACGACGGTGAAACAGGCGTCAATGTAATACCTTGTCATTACAAGCGTGAATACGTTGAGTGGTCTGATCGTGGCGAGGGCACGGCTGCTCCTGTCGCGATACATTCTGTCGATAGTGGCATTCTTCAACAGGCGACACGTGATGCAAGTTACAAAGATAGATTACCCAATGGTAACTATTTAGAAAACACGGCATCATATTTTTGTTTGTTAGAGAATGGTGAGGGTGCTCTAATATCCATGAAATCTACACAATTAAAAGTTAGTAGATCATGGAATTCGATGATGAACAGCGTAAAACTAAAAGGTAAGAACGGCATGTTCACACCGGCTATGCACAGTCACGTGTATAATCTTAAAACTGTACAACAATCAAATGACAAAGGAACGTGGTTTGGTTGGAGTGTTGAAAAGGTTGGCCCTGTTCAAGACAAGGGTCTATACGAGCAGGCAAAGAGTTTTGCCGTGAGCGCTAATAAAGGCGACGTCACCGCAAAACATGGTGAAGAAGATACCAAGTCAGAAGACAAGGTACCGTTTTAATCATGAGTGAGACGCGTAAGTTCATCCCCCCTTACGCGTCTCTGACGTTTGACGAGTATTGGTTAGAACAAGACGAGTTGTGGGATATGAGTTTGAAAGAATCAAAAAAACAGAAAGACGAGAGGTTAAAAAAATTAAATGAACAGAAAGTGTCCAACTTGCCAGACGGAGTTCGAGATAACGAAGTGGCAAAAGGGTAAAATATATTGCACAGAAAAATGTAAACCAAAAATTTACATACCGACAGGCAATCCTGTGGGGAGGCCAAAAGCAAAGAAATGAAGTTCAAGGCTATATTTGAAGGCAACAATAGTGCATACGGTCAACTAATATTATCAGGCTCATCCAGCGATAAAGGCAAGGCTGAGGGTAAAGCTTTTATAAAAAGACAACCTGTAACCGAGAAACTGTGGCAGGATCATCTCGACGGCAAAGACCCAGCACTAGGTATAATTCCTATAAATGAAAACAACATGTGTAAGTGGGGATGTATCGATGTTGATGTATACAACGTGGACCATTTGGTTTTGATGAGAAACATAAAGGGACTTGGGTTTCCTCTTGTGACGTTTAGATCCAAGTCTGGTGGAGCACATTTATTTTTATTTGCAAAAGATTTTATTCCTGCATCACTGATGCAGTCAAAATTAAAAGAGATGGCAGCTGCACTTGGTTTTGAGGGCAGCGAGATATTTCCTAAACAAACTGAAATATTATCTGAGCGTGGAGACACAGGTAATTTTTTAAATCTACCATACCATGGTGGTGTGCGTGGTCTGAGATACGCAATAAAAGCTGGTGGTGAGGCTGCTAGTTTAGAATCATTCTATTCTATATACGAGGAGTGGGTAAAGACAGAGGATGAAATTAGAGACATTGTTGTGGCACAGGTGGACAACTCTAGCGATGCTTTCGAAGATGGCCCTCCTTGCTTAAATAAGCTGGCTAGAGAGGGTTTTGGTGAGGGGTCTAGAAACAATTCTTTGTTTAATATAGCTGTCTACAGAAAACAATCTGATCCTGACAGTTGGCAAGATCAGCTACAAAACGATAATCAAAAATATATGGTGCCACCACTTGGTTTTCAAGAAGTAACAAATTTAATTAAATCCATTGGCAAGAGAGGCTACGATAAATACAGGTGTAAAGAACAGCCTATTTGTGGTGTGTGTAATGCAGCTAAATGTAGAACCAAAAAATTTGGTGTAGGTTTTGAAGAGGAGCAGATGCCAGAGCTAGACACACTGACAAAGATAACATCAACTCCGCCACAATGGTTTTTAAATGTGGGTGGTAAAAGAGTAGAATTAAAAACAGAACAGCTACACAATCCTAATTTATTTTCGCTGGCTGTGTTGGACCAGGTGCACGAGATGACACCGATACCAAAAGCAAAAGACTGGAGAGAGGTTTATGTTAAACCTTTATTGTCAAATTTACAGGAGATAGAACCACTAGCATCTCTAGATCCTACAAATCAAATAATAAATTTATTATATGACTTTACCGTCAATAGACCTGCAGCAAGAACAAAGGAGGACATCTTAAATAAAATGTCATGGACGGACGACGGACACACTTTTTTTAGAATGGATGACTTTTATTCTTTTTGTAAACGTAACAACTGGGAGGTTGACAAAACAAAAACAGGCAACTTGATAAAACAATTAGACATTTTTGTTGAAGAGATAAGAATGACACTGAAGAACCAAACACCACGTCTGATAAAAATACAACAAATGAAAAAGAATAAACCAGAGGTTAGCAAAGTTACATACGAGGAGACGCCTTTTTAGTGAAAACAATTATACTAGGACCACCAGGCACAGGTAAAACAACTACGCTACTAGATTTAGTGGATGATTTTTTGCGTGCAGGCACAGACATAAAGAGGATAGGATACTTTTCTTTTACCAAAAAAGCTGCCTACGAGGCTATCACTAGAGCAGAAGAAAAATTTAAAATAGATAAAGACGACATACCTTATTTCAGAACGCTTCACTCACTTGCATTTAGAATGTTAGGTGCAAAGAAAGAAAGTGTCATGGGTCATGCAGACTACAGAGACTTTGGTTTGAAGTGTGGCATACCTATTAAGACTGCTTGGTATGATGATGGTGATGGTGTGTTCAACTCGGACAATGAGTATCTAAGATTAATTAACAAAGCTAGAGTTACAGAGACACCTGTGCTTGATTTGTATGATAGAAACGAACACAGTATGGACATAGAAAAAGATTTACTATATCTTTTGGACAAAGAGTTAATTAGATATAAACAGGAGAAAGGTTTAATAGATTACAATGACATGGTTGAACAATTTATCAGACAAGATGTTTCGCCAAC